ATCATCAATAAAACCAAATGGTGCCATGTCTTGTTCTATTTGATTCTTTTGTTCTTCATAAATTCTACTTCTTATATCATTATCAGTCATCTCTTTAAAATAATCCTGAGCAACTAACCATCCAAATATAACTAGACACATTGCTAAGTCATCATGACATCCATCATCTGCCTCAAACGATTGTCTTTTTTGAATAAAAGTAGTAAGTTCAGCAATAATATCATAGTCATTAATTAAAACTTTATCTGTTTCTACTAATTGTTTAAGGTTTGAGCATCCTATTTTCTTAACTGTAGTACTCATCTTAACACCTAACTGTGTCTTAGTACCAGAGAATCCTTGTCCCACTACCTGACCTGCACGTCCTCTCATAGCACACATAAGTACGTTTTCATTCTCAAGATCATACTGTAAAATAGATGCTACCTGATCTCCAATATCATTTACTTCACATAGAATGTATGCTTGATTATATTGCACTGAAATTTGATTTATAATATTAGGGAATACCATAGGTTTAACTTCATTATTCCTATAGATACCAACAATCTTATAGGGTACAGTTGTTATATCATATAATATAAATGCTGAGTAATCATTATTAACACCACGAGATACATCAACAGTCATCAAGTATTCATGTTTTTCTTGAGGTCTTTCGTATATTTTTAAACCACCACTTGTATGTAAAGGTTCATCATATGACAGTGATCTTAACTTAGCTGCCGAAATTAATGTATCAACAGATCCTAAAAACTCACACTCAAATTCCTGAGTGAACTGTCTTTCAGATGTGTTGGCAATAGTTTGTTCTTTCCACTTCTCGTCTCTGCCAGGTACCTGACTCCAATGTACTTCTGTAGTCGTATACTCATTTCTACCAAGTTCGGCATCATGCCATAACTTGTAGAACATATTCATTCCGTTGGGGGTGGAGATGATGATGACTTTGGTTGACTTACCAGATGATATAGTAGGATAAACACTGGCAAAGAACTGCTCTGCAATATGATTAGGTATGAACGCAAATTCATCCAAGAAGATGATGTTAAATGACATACCTCGGACAGCAGATGCTGAAGTAGAAGAAGCGAGAATTTTGGATCCATTTTCTAACTCCATACTACCTTTGTTCCATGCTATGATTCCTTGCTGTAACCAAGTAGGTAGATTCTCATATGCTAATTGTAATCTTCCAAGCAATTCCCTAGCAGTAGGTGCTTTGTTTGCAAGAATACCTATGTTGACGTTATCATTAAAGATAGCGTAGTGCATAAGATATGCCACAACAGTGGTTGACTTACCTGTCTGTCTTGGTAGTTTTGCTATGTTAAATCTATGTGCATGAAAAGATTTAACCATTTCCTCTTGAAAATCATAGAGATTAAATGGTACTAAACCTTCATCAAGAGAAACAATTTGAATATAATTCTTTGCAAAATATACTGGATCTGCTTTACATTTCAAATACTCTTGTATTTGTTCCTCTGTAAAATTAATAGGGACATTTGCCCTTTTAAGATTAGGATTACCTAAGTATATCTCTGCCTGAGTAAGACGTGACATTAATCAGCACCCCACTTAGGTGGATTATCAGGACAATACATTCCTGGCAATAGAGTTTTCAAAGGCATAAAGCACCCACATAGTTTACATTGTTTTGTTGCTTGCTTAAAATGTTCACATTGTTCACATATAGCAAACTTCTCAGCAGAAGTCATAATAAATTATATAGTTCTAGCAGTCCCACTTTCTAAGGGACTTGTTTATTCTACTATCTGGATCGCTTGCTGTTTTCTTACTTGTTAACTTCTTCTTCATACCTTTCATTCTAGCACAGAATGATGCTCTTCTTTTATTACCTTTCTTTTTAGTTGGTGCTTTTAAGTCAGAACCAGGATTCTCTTTCTCATAAGATTTTCTCCCTTTCTCATTTAAACCACCTTCTTTATTCTGCCCTGACTTTTTTGTCCATGCAGCACCTTCTTTTACAAGAAGACCATCATCTCTAACTTTCATACCTTCTGGTATTGGTTTGCACTTCTTTTCTTCCCTACAGTAATAGTTACCAGTACCACAGGACTTGTCTTCTTCGGATATACAGAATTGATGAAAGGTTTTCATGTTATGCTTGGAATGCTACGCCAGATGCCCAAACACTTGATGACCCTCCTGCTAATAAGGTTTGATCGCTTTCTTTCTTTATAGTTATTCTTTCTCCTGCACCAATATAAACTTCGGATGCTGATGAATAATTTGAGTCACCATGAGGTGTTGATGTAATCTTTACTGCTGAGTTTCCAGTATTCAGAACAGAAACCAAGACGCTACTAGAGACATTATTAGCTCCTGTCTGAATATCTACTGCAGTTGTTAATGGTTTAATGATGAACATTTTACTGAAGTTTCTTTTATTTAGTATCTTTTAGACCTTGTTTCAACAGTTTCGACAGTTCTGCTGTAGATCCAACGAACAGGGCATTGTTATTTGTAACCTTGTTTTTCTTAGGACCTTCTTCAAGATCTTGCATTTTCTTTTGTAGATCTATTAATTTCTCTGTAGCGTCAGAAACGCTTTTAACTAATTGACCTGCAACCTCAAATGCTCTAGGATGATCAGTGTTATTAGCAACATCTAAAATACCTGCTAATGCTTCCTGACCTTTTTCTATAACATCATATAGTTGACCACGTGAGTATTCATAATCTTTTTTGACATCTTTGTCAATGTCAATTTCACGTTCCTTCTTTTTGAGTTTAGGTTTCTCAGGAGGAAGAACCTCTGCTGCTACATCTAAACTCTTTTCAATACCACTGGTATCCATTATGAAACATCCTCAAAGTAACCAGAAGTTTCATTGAATCCAAAGTCATCACCAGGAACTAGAAGTGAATCATCAATAGCGTCAATGACGTTATCAGCATTCTTATCTATCTTCGCCTTAGGTGTTACCTGATACTTACGGTAACGTCCTGGTGAAGCAAGATTAGTGCTACTGTATTCTTTAGTGATTGCTTTCTTAATGAATCCAACGTCAGTTGTAGGACCATAAATGTATGTCTTGACTACAAAATCTAATGTCCATATAATAGTTCTTCTATCAGAGAAGTCACCGTCATAGTCATCTACAAACGATACATTGTTTAGTATGATAGGAATATCTTTAATTATATTTGCTTCTTCTACTAATTTTATTGATAGATTAAATGATGGTTGGAATGTTGGAAGTACTTGTTCTACGATCTGAAGAGAGTCCTCTTGAGTTCTTGTGATTATACTTAGTTCAAATCCTAGATTATATGGAACTGGTACAAAGGTTTTCTTTACTCCTTTGGTAGCATCTGCAGTGCCAGTAGTAGTATAGTTTATTGGACTCTGTTTCCTAGAAGAATCATATGAAATACCATTCATTTCAAATGACATACGAGGTAGAGATATAGCATTAGGTCTACCAAGGTCTGGTTGTTCAGTCAACCTTGCTAAGAATTTTGATCTAGGACCATATGCCAAGGGGACTTTCATCCTCTGATATGTGGTATTGTCATCATTGTATCTACGAATCTCTAGGTTATTGAATAGTGTACCAAAACCAATAACTGTCTTTCGTATTATCTGATCGTAATTGTAAGTTCCTAGCATAATTAACTCCTATTGCCAAATTCGCCAAACGGATTAACCTCAGTGAAATCGAGAAGGTTATCACCTAATGTCTCGAAATCTAGGTTATCTGCATAAGCGTCCTTAATGTTAAGTTCATCGAATGTAGTTATATTTATAGTGAAACCAGAATCGCTTCCTGTGAGTGTCTCACCAGTTTGAAACTCTCCATTAAATGCTCTTAGTTCTACCCAAGATTCTGTAGTGTTCCAAAGGTTAACTTTAGCAGTAGTACCACTAGTACCACCAGTTACTGTCTCACCTATAGATGGTGCTCCAGTAATACTATCGTAATAGTATTTAACAATAAACCCTTCATCTATTTGTCCATCTAGTATACCATCTGCACCACCAGTTTCTCCACTGTACTGGAAGAGTTCGCATGTAAGTTTATATGTATATAATTTACCAAACTGATAGAAAGGATCTTCATGCTCTACAAATTTAATCTCAAATAAATTAGCAGATAAAGGAAACCATACTAAATCTCCCTCTTGAGGTCTACTTCCTACTTCAATATTTTCTGCACCAGTCAATGAATATGCAACAAAATCCTCATACATACCACGAGATATTACTAGCTTTATTTCATCACTAGATTGAATACCAAACTTAGTTAAGAAATCTCCGTTACCATCAAAACCTGCAAAGTTCTCTAGATAACCAGACATTACATAACTATCATTAAACTCTGAGATAATCTCATCATTTAATATAGTGTCTTTTCTTACTAGTTTTCTAGGTATGTAAATTATATCTAACCCAAACATCTTTAGATATTCATCTACAAGATTTCCTTGAAGAATCTGTTCATTCCTAGTACCGTGAGTGAAGTAGGTATTCTTAGCCATTTATCCTATTTCCCAGTTGGGTGGAAGTTCGTATGTAGATGTAATCTCATCCTCTATCTTCATGACTTCAGAATTACCATCGTCATATAACTCTCTACCATTCATTGTAATACCACCAGGTAACTGTGCACCTTTAAACTTGATAAGGTTCTGTCCCCACTGTCTCTTTATAAGTGCAGTAGTATATTTCTTTAAGAACGGATCATTATAAACCTCAGTGTATGTTTGAGGATCTAACAATCTATGACAGTCAATGATTAGATAAGATCCCTCATCTAACATCAATCTATCAGTGTCAATGTATAAACGATCAGCACGTCTATTGAATCTGTAAGGTATAAACGCTCCATTATTTAAGACCATATC